TAGAAATGGCACAACAACAATCAGGTGCTAGCCAATTAGCCCCTTTAACCGCTCCGGGTGCGAGCCAAGGTGTCTCTACTACTACCGAAAATAGGAGAGCCCTTTATTTAAAGTTGTTCTCAGGTGAGATGTTCAAAGGCTTCCAGAGAAATACTATAGCCCGTGACCTTGTAATGAAAAGAACACTTACTTCTGGTAAGTCACTTCAGTTCATCTACACAGGTAGAACATCCGCCGAGTATCATACTCCCGGAAACAGCATACTAGGTAACTCCGATGGAGCACCTCCAGTAGCTGAAAAAACAATTACAGTCGATGACCTATTAATCAGCTCGGCTTTTGTTTATGAGCTAGATGAAACACTAGCACACTATGACTTGAGAGGAGAGATCTCAAGAAAGATCGGTTATGCTCTTGCAGAAAAGTATGACAGAAAGATCTTCAGAGCGATTACAAAATCAGCTCGTAAAGCACACCCTATCACAAAGACTAACTTTGTCGAGCCCGGTGGAACACAGATCCGTGTAGGTTCTTCTACAAACGCATCTGATGCTTACAACGCTTCCAACCTAATCAATGCTTTCTATGATGCAGCTGCTGCACTAGATGAGAAAGGCATTTCTGGTGACGGAAGAGTTGCTGTCTTGAACCCAAGACAATACTACGAATTGATACAGGGCGTTGAGTCAAACGGACTTATCAATCGTAACGAGAGAGGAGACGCTTTACAGTCTGGACAAGGCATCATTGAAATAGCTGGTATTACCATCTACAAGTCAATGAACATTCCTTTCTTCGGAAACTTTGGTACTAAGTATGGTGCTGCTTCTGCAACAGCTCCCGGTGCTACTGCACCTACAAACACAGGTAGCTTTGTAGGAGAAGCAATGGGTGACGACCACAACGTAACCGTAAATGACTACGGTCAGCAGGCTAAGTTCAACAACTCTTGTGGACTTATCTTCCAGAAGGAAGCTGCTGCTGTTGTAGAAGCAATCGGCCCTCAAGTACAGGTAACAAGCGGAGACATATCCGTGGTTTACCAAGGTGACGTAATCTTAGGTCGCCTAGCTATGGGAGCAGACTTCTTAAACCCAGCTGCTGCTGTTGAATTATTCGCAGGCACAGCAACAAAGCCAACAGCGTTTGGTTAATTTATACTTTATACGGGAGCTTCGGCTCCCCTTTTTTATATGGCTTCCACAACTATTGATCTCGATACCGAACTATCCGCAGTAAACAGTATACTGGGGGCTATCGGACAATCACCATTGACTACTCTTAACTTTGATAATCCAGAAGTAGCAATGATTTACAACCTACTCCGTGATGCTAACGTAGACACGCAAGCAGAGGGGTGGCATTTCAACACAGAAAAACATGTAAAGTTTTCTATCAACTCTGATGGTAAAATAATCATCGGTAATGATATACTTTCCATGGACTTACATGATAACCAAGCACGTCGCACACACAACTTTGTACGTCGTAATGGTTTTTTATATGATAAGATAGATCATACAGATGTATTTACAGATGATCTAACTTTGGATGTTGTTAGACTATACAACTTTGAAGACTTACCTATTATCTTTAGAAGATATATAACATACAGAGCATCTAGAGTTGCTGCTACAAAGCTAGTTGCAAACCCTCAATTAGTAAAACTACTAGCTCAACAAGAGGCACTTTCTAGAGCTGCTCTCATGGAATATGAGTGCAATCAGGGAGACCATAGTATGTTTGGATTTGAAGATGATAGTGCACATCAAACTTATCAACCTTGGAGGAACCTTAGAAGATAATGGCAATCAAAATTAAATTTGAAGACGTACATGGTAAAACATATAAGACTCCAGTTATAGAAGATACTGATGCGATTTATAAAAGACCGAGTGTCTTGACAGATGATGATGAGTATGACTATAATCGGAAAAGAAACCAAGGCCGATCTATAAATTTTACTAAAGGGAAAAAGAAAACTAACTCAGTAAACGCATAATGGCAAGTATCACACAAACTATCCCTCAATACTCACTAGGAATGTCAGAACAGCCTGACCAGCTAAAGTTTCCCGGTCAGGTAACAGAGGTAACAAATGCAATACCAGACCTAACTAAGGGTCTATTCAAAAGACCGGGTGCTAAACGTATAGGCACTGACGCACTATCGAGTGTACAGAGTGGAGGTTCGTGGTTCCATTACTTTCGTGATGAAACAGAAGGATCATACATTGGACAAGTAGCTTCGGATGGTCAAGTCAGAGTCTGGCGTTGTAGCGATGGACAACTGATGACTACAGTTTACGGCACAGGTGGTCAGACAGCTATACAAAACTATTTAAAAACTGATATAGCTGCTACATATACCAGATCAGGTACAACAGTAACAGTTACATCTACTGGTCACAACATGAATACAGGTGATGTTATAATAGCTGATTTTACTGGTGCTGCCACAGATGGTACATATACAATAACCCGTACAGGTGCAAATACATTTACACTGACTGATTCTGCTAGCGGTACTATAACAAGCACTGCTATGACTTATATCAAAAAAGGTGCACATGAAAACTTACAATTCTTAACAATCAATGATACGACTTTTGTCAATAACCGTGATACTGATAATGCTAACACTATCGTTGGGACAACGGGAACTACAGATTCTGCACCACATGCTCACTACGGGTTCATAGAGCTACTACGTACAGAGAATGGTAGACAGTATGGTGTTAACATAAATAATGGTACGACTGTCACCACATTGACACGTGCTACTAAAATAAAAATTACTGACCACAGCTTTGACGAAAGTGATGGATCAGGTCACTGCCCCGGTATAGGTACAGAAGTATACGCTGTTACAGCTAAAAGCAGTTATGGTGCATCAGAAAATATAACTCACGTAAAGGATAGTGGTGGTAATACACTGACAACTTCGTTTTCAAGTAACCCAACTTCTGGTAGGTCTAATCTAACATTTCGTGTCACAGCATTAGGACAGCAAGGTGTAAGCCCCAACTACAGTGCTAGTCAAAACGGCCCCGGTGGACAGAACTATAGATGTAGCTACAATATAGAAGCTGTATTACTACATGGTGGAGAAGGCTGGCAAGTTGATGACGTAGTTAGGATCATACCCGAACACGCATCTGATGCTGACAGTTCTGACTCACAGGCATATGTAGATGTAACAGTAACTGAAATAGAAAGTACACAAGTAAATGCTACTATATCTTCTAACGGCGATGGCCTCGTACGACCAGCTCCTACCCCATTTGCTGCTGATACAGCTGTTACTGCTGATACTATTATTGGTGGTATTATAGCAGACTTACCATCAGGTGTTACAGGCCAGCACATAGGTACAGGTATATACTTACATAGCACTAACCCGTTTAGTGTAGAAGTTGTTGAAGAGGATCTAATGAGATGCTTTCAAAGTTCTGTAAATGACGTACAGAATCTACCTAACCAATGTAAACATGGATATATAGTAAAGATAGCTAACTCTAGAATGTCAGACGAAGACGACTACTATCTTAGATTCGATGGTCAGAATAATAGGGATGGTGTTGGCTCGTGGTCTGAGTGTGCTAAAGGTGGTATAGCAAAAACTCTTACTAACATGCCCTTGGTTATACAACGTACAGCTACAACCACATTTACTGTCGAACAGTTTGGATATGAAGATAGAAGAATTGGTGATGATACAACTAACCCGATGCCTTCTTTTGTAAATAATCGTATTAACAAAGTATTATTCTTTCGTAATCGACTAGCACTATTGTCAGGCGAAAATGTCATAACATCACGACCGGGAACGTTAGGTGAGCCTGACTTCTTTAATGAAACAGCTTTGACTGTATCTGCTTCTGATCCGATTGATATATCTGCTGCATCCATGTTTCCTTCAGAACTGTTTGATGGTATAGAAATGAATACAGGTTTGGTAGTATTTAGTACAAACCAACAATTCTTACTTGCATCAGATGATACAGTTTTAAACCCTGACACTGCGAAACTGCGTAGCATATCTACCTTTAATTATAATGAAGATATGCCACCAATATCTTTAGGTACAACAATCGCATATGTTGATAACTCTGGTAAGTTTAGCCGCTTCAATGAAATGGCAAACATACAACGTGAAGGAGAACCAAATGTGGTAGAAGTTAGCAAAGTTGTACCCACACTACTACCAAAAGACATTGACTTATTGACAAACTCTAGAGAAAACTCTATAATATTGATAGGTAAGACAGGCTCAGATGATGTCTTTGGTTATAAATATTTCCAAGTATCTGAGCAAAGACAACAGGCTGCATGGTTTAAATGGAAACTTAATAATCCATTAGTATATCATTTTATTATTAATGATGAATATTTCTTTTTGGATAGTGACTACTATTTTCAAAGCATCAAGCTAGTGCAGACTGAAACAGATCCTTCAATAGTACAAGACAATGTCGACTTCTTACTTCATGTGGATAATCATACTACTGTTAGCGGTGGCAGCTTTAACTCAGCTACAAACACCACAACCTTCAGTAATGTGGGCTGGCTAAACACAGTCACCACACCAAACCATGATCTCGTGGTAATTGATACAAATATTAACTCAGTAAGAGTTGGTAGATACGGAAAACCTACAGTAAGTGGTACAAGCTTTACGCTACCGGGTAACTGGTCGGGAGTTACACTTACTATCGGTTACATATACCCCTACGAAGTTAAGTTTCCTACATTCTATGCAACCAGAGCTCAAGGTAATTCTACCAGCGCTGATGTAAACTCATCACTTGTCTTACATAGAATTAAGTTTCACTTCGGTAAAATAGGTCTATATGAAACTACACTTGAACGTGTAGGTAAAACTGACTATACAGAGATATACGAATCTACACAGTTAGATGAGTACAAAGTGTCTGATGCACCTTACTTAGAGGAGTTTATCAAGACTATTCCTGTATACGAAAAGAACACAAATGTAGAGGTAATTCTACGATCGTCACATCCAGCTCCAGCTACATTACGTGCTGTATCTTGGGAAGGTGACTACTCACCCAAATATTACAAACGTGTCTAATTACATACATCCGCTTACATTGGAGGCTGCCGCCGAGGTTGCCTCTAATCTCCGCTCAGATGACCTCAGAGAGGTCGAAGAAGGCCATGGGATACCATCGCCCCTCTTACCCTCTTTGATGGTTCACAACCCCTCCTACGTGTATTTTACAGTGCCTGAC